TCTTACCGGTGGAAGACGATATCACTGAAGCGCTTGAGGAGGTGGAAGACTAATGGCAACATTTGAAGATATTCAAAAAGCAAATTCTGCAGTAACAACTACAGACATAAAAGGACGTCCTTATACCGAAGTCAACCAGAGAATCAAGGCTTTCAGGATGGTCTACCCTGAAGGCAAAATTATGACTTCTCTTATCTCATGTAATGATGGCGTATGTGTTTTCAAGGCTTCCGTTTACGGTGATGACAACACACCGCTCGGTACCGGTCACGCATACGAGAAGGAAAGCTCTTCTTTCATAAACAAGACATCCTACATCGAGAACTGCGAGACTTCCGCAGTAGGAAGAGCGCTCGGCATGGCAGGCTTCGGCATCGATACTTCCGTATGTTCAGCTGAAGAGCTTACCAATGCAATCAATAATCAGAAATCACCACAGTGGGAAGCTAAGAAAGAGGAAGTCCTTAAATTGGCCAATCAGAAGAACGTCACTTACCAGGACCTTATGGAAAGGGCCAAGGTGGAATCCATTGAACAGCTCACACTTGAAAGACTTGATAAGTGTCTGGCTTATCTTGCCGGACAATAAGGAGGTAAATCATGGCTTATATGTGCTTACTCGTTCCGAGCCACGAATGCGATGGCTGTCAGGAATGTCAGCAGGGTCATAACGACAAGTATGACGATTACGATGAACTCGCAGAAGAAATCGCGAGAGAAGAGAGAATCCTCGGCAAATACTATGGGGAGGCAATCAAATGAATGATATTACTTTCAACACCGAATATTCCCACGTATTCAAGGAACTTGCGCTCCTGGAAGACGAGGCGAAGGATATCGAGAAGCGCCGCAAGGAAGTGAAAGCGGAGCTGCTTGAGGCGATGGAAAAGCACGGCATCAAATCTATTGACAATGACTATGTGAGAGTCACTTACGTTGGCCAGTCCGTAACCATTGGCGTAGATCTGAAAGCTATGCAGCTGGAAGACCCCAAGCTCTACAACAAGATTTCGAAGAAATTCAGCAAAGAAACTGTAAAGAAACCATACATAAGGATTACAACGAAATGATCCATGATTACGACCGGCGCTTTTGGATAGGCGGCTCAGATATAGATAAATACGTTTTAGCCACTAATAGGGCGACAAAATCATGGTCTGCCTGGTGGGCGGAGAAATGCGGACTCGCAGAAAGAGACCACTTTGCCACATCTGCAATGAAGACAGGCACCATGCTTGAACATTCCATTCTCAAGGCCATAGATCCCGACATCACCTTTGATGGTCAGATCCATTACTTACCCCTCATGCTGCGGATAAATTACGACGGCTGGCACGACGGCTTCATTTTCGAAGTCAAGTGCCACCGTCAGTCCACAGCATTCGACTGGAGCAAGTATCAGGGTCAGTGCATCACACAGGCATGGGTCTACGAGAAGATGTCCGAGGAGCTGGGGCTTCCGCCTTTTAAGGGCCTCCATATTGTGGAGTATGCGTTTACACCGGACGAGGAGTGCAAGGAATATGATTCCGCTGCAGCAGAAGCCGGTGATATCCCTATCGACGCCGGCAGGATAAACCAAATACTTCTGCCTTACAAGACAAAGCAATTCAAAGGCATCCGGTCAAATCTGAAACCGCTGGCCAAACAGCTAAAAAAACTATTACCTGAGGAGGAAAAAGAACAAATGGCAAAGAAGCTCTGGTCCATTTTCACAGACGATATGGATTCCTGCATCGTCACTCACGCTATGACGAGCATTGAGAGACACCACATATTTGAAGGAATGCAGGGCTTTAAGAAGAAGTCCGAAGAATTTGGCTTCGTTGTACCGTTGCACAGCTCAGTTCATCCGAACGGAGCATACAGAACCGACGAGAACTGGAAGGAATTAGACCACTGGCTGAAGCGGAAATGCCAGGAGTATTTCATCGAGATCGCACATCACGGAAGCCGTGAAGACTGGTATGACATCTTCGGTAAGTTCTACGATGACAGATCAGATGAAAAAGTTTGGCTCAATGGCAAATTCGAATGGAAACTGACGGAGAAGGCAAATGAAATTAACAGCGGAAAATCAAAATGAAATATGGAAGGCTATTCCTGGTTTTGATAACTATGAAGTTTCTAATATAGGAAATGTTAGACGGATTGATGGAACGCAAATGAAGATATTCAAGACTGCGAACGGTTACATGCGAGTCGGTTTAAGAGCGAACGGTATTCGCTCGCATCTTCTTGTTCATAGGCTTGTTTTATCTGCCTTTGTAGGGCCTTGCCCAGATGGAAAACAAGTAAACCATATCGATGAAGATCGTTCCAATAATAACTTATATAACCTGGAATATGTTACGGCTAAAGAAAATATAAATTATGGCTCTTGTATCAAAAAAGGCGTTTCAAAGCGCGTCAAAGCCGTGGCCCAGTATTCACTTGACAACGTGTTTATTACTTCATTTCCGTCAATAAAAGCAGCATCTCAATTTTCTGGAGTCAGTAGTGGAAATATCTGTAGCTGTTGTCGTGGTGGCAGACCGTTCGCCGGGGGATTCCGATGGACATATTTTGACGGAGGGAAGCAATGAAACTTACCGCAGAAAACCTGTTAATAGAGCCATCGATTTCCGGCGGTGCTATCGTGCGCTTTGAGACTCTCGACATCCAGTACAATCACGCCCTTTTACATAAATACGATGGCAAAAAGGTTACTGTTGAAATCAAGGAAAAACGCAAGGGAAGAAGCCTGGACGCAAACGCATACTGCTGGGTTTTGTGTGACAAGATAGCTGCAGTGAAAGGGCTTCGCGTAAAAAAGGTTGATGTTTACCGAAGGGCTATTCGCGACTATGGAGTCTCTGAAACATTAGCGATCGCTAAAGAAGGCGTTGCTAAATTCGTGCAGGATTGGGAAGGCGACGTCAACAGATACGGAAAATTCTGTGATGTTATGGGCGAATCAAAAGCACAAAAGGGATACATCTGGGTTCGTGTTTATTACGGTTCCCGTGACTATAACACAAAAGAAATGTCGGTTCTGATAGACGGACTCGTAGCAGATGCACAGGAGCTTGGAATCGAAACGATGACACCAAATGAAATCGCAGAATTAAAAGCAAAGTGGGGAGAAGAATAATGGCAATATACAGAAATGTGGCAATGTCCTTCTGGACAGACAGTAAAATTGTGGACGACTTTACACCGGAAGAACGGTATATGTACCTTTATCTTTTCACAAATCCACATACAAATCTGTGCGGGTGTTATGAAATCAGCACGAAACAGATAGCCGATGAAACAGGATACGGAGTCATAAAAGTGAAAAATTTACTCTCGAACTTAGAGAGCAAACACAGCGTGATCAGGTATAGCGAGCAAACAAAAGAGGTTTTGATACTTAAATGGCACAAATATAACTGGACTAAATCAGACAAGTTTAGGATTCCGCTTGAAAAAGAGATTGAATCCGTGAAATGTGTTGAATTTTCAACGTTTTTAAGAGATTTACTCGATGGAAACGATACCGTATCAATACCGTATGTATACCATAGCGATACACGCGCGCGCACTGTATCTGTATCTGTTACTGATACTGTATCTGATACTGTAAAAGAAATAATAGAGTATATGAATTACACTTGCGGAACTCATTACAAGGCTGAGACGAAAAAAACAAATGAACTGATCAAGGCGAGACTGAACGAGGAATTTACTTTAGATGATTTCAAAACTGTGATTCATAAAAAGGCGATGCAGTGGAAAGATGATCCGAAGATGTGCAAATATCTCCGGCCGGAAACATTGTTCGGAAACAAGTTCGAAGGATATTTAAACGAGCAAACTGCATTAACTTTTGAAGAAAGGTTGGCAATGGCATGACGAAAGACGATACAAAGAAGATGATCCTGTATCTGAGGACTGCTTATAAAGGATTTTGTGAAGATGCAAATCTTACCGACGTTGTGAACGTCTGGCACGACGCCTTCAAGGATGAGGATGTGCACATAGTATCCCAGGCGACACGCAATTACACAAAGACAAGCATATACCAGCCGACGATTGCCGGCATACAGGAGCAGATAAACCTTATCAAAGAACCTAAAACAGATACGGAACTCTGGGACCGCATCACGAAAGCGGCAAGAAACAGTACATACGGATCTGTTGAGGAGTTCAACAAACTTCCGGAAGTGTGCCAGCACTTTCTCGGAAGCCCGGCGGCTCTGAAAGATATCGGGCAGATAGATTCCGGAACGCTGCAGACTGTCGTAAAAGGGCAATTCGTGAAAGTGGCTCCGAGGATCAGGGAACACCAGGAAGTGCAGAAAGGTCTTCCGGCAGAAGTAAGGCAGGCAATAGAGGCATCGAAGATGAGGATGCTCATGGAAGGAGAGTCATGAGATACAGATGCGATGAGCCAATGAGACGCAGTAAGGAGAGATGCTACACGCCTTTTCATAAGCGGTGGAGATGTACAACGGACTGCAGAAGCTGTCCGTGCTGCATAGCCATAGACGATGACGGAAGCGAAAAGCATCTCAGTACAGGAAAAATATTGGAGGGATTACATGAAAGAGTTAAGGAGTGAGGTCAGATCACTTGTAAGGATCGAATTGGAACGTGCGAATGAAAGCTTTCCGCTGTTCCATTCTGATCATGAAGGCATCAGTGTGATCAGAGAAGAATACCAGGAGGCGGCAGCTGATGGAGAATGTCTGCAGAATCTCATAAGCATGCTTGAACAGGCAATATTCTGTGACATGTCTGTCGAAGTGAAAGAAAGCAGAGCTTATGAAGCGGAACGAGAAGCTATCGAGCTTGCATGCGA